AGAATATTCGATTCCTTTCCGAGGTTTCCTGCCTACTTGCTAGGCTTGGTGGGTCCCTTTGTGAGGACCTTAATCAGCTAGTACAGAGCGGTAAGTATATCGAGCTTGTTAATTATAAGTTTGATTACCTCCGTGAGTACGATCTGCGCGATGTTACGCTTGCCCGACAGATCCATTCTTTGTTTTCTAAACAAGAGTGGATGGACTTGGGCATAGATACCCAAGCAGTTGCTGCGACCAAGTTCTGGGAGATGGAAAAGAAGTGTGCTGAGACAAACGACCGACTTGATGCTCGTGAGAGAAATTCTCACGTCTTGCAGGTATTGCACCTCACAAGATGTAAAATCGATCATATTCTCGGTCAGGTTCCTGATCTTAGTGCACTAAACTTCTCCTTCGGGCCCGGGGCCACTTCGAATGTTAAAGGGCGCATAGCTAACGCGAGGTCTAAGCTATCCGCCAGTCTAACGTGTAGTGTTGATAGTTTACCTTATGTGGGCGGTCTTTTAGCAGAGGCCCCCTTATGGACCACACATCATTCTGGCGTGAGAGACCCTGTTTCCCAAACAATCTTTGTTGATGGGCTTGGAATTGCCCGTTGCAGAGATCGGGAAGCCAGTGTTACTCTGTACGTCGATGTGCTGGAAAGCGTAGGTAAACTAACGTACGTCCCCAAAGATGCGCGCAGCCTCCGTCCCATAGTAGTAGAACCGACCCTCAATGGGTTCGCCCAACAGGGCATCGGTAAGTACTTGAAGGATAGGCTGCTTCGTCGCGTAGGGCTTGACCTAAAGGACCAGACGCCTAATCAGTTAATGGCAAAAGAGGGTAGCATTTCTGGCCGTTTTGCAACGGTAGATATGTCCTCTGCGTCTGACACTGTTAGTTGGTCCCTAGTTAGGGAACTACTCCCTTGGGAGTGGTTCGTCTTCTTATCATCTTGGAGAACTGGGATGGTTGGAGGGCCTAACGGCCCGGTGGAACTCCATAAGTTCAGCAGTATGGGTAACGCTTATACGTTCGAGCTGGAAAGTTTAATCTTCCATGCCCTTGCGTTGAGCGTCTCAGAACTGCTGGGACTTGGTTCCGAAGTCAGAACGTTCGGTGATGATGTTATAATCAGATCCGAAGCGTACACGCTTTTCGAGGAGGTGCTCAGTTACTGCGGCTTTATCGTGAATAACGAGAAAAGCTTTGCGACTGGGCCCTTTCGGGAATCGTGCGGTGCTGATTGGCTAAGAGGACACAGTGTGCGGCCATTCTATGCCAAGAAGGCAATGAGTGACCAGTCCCTGTACGCCTTCCACAACTTTGCTGTTCGAAACTGCGAGCCCGAGCTTGCGGAATTGATCCTAAGTTGGACTAATCCCGATCTTCGCC